CAGCTGGTGACAGCTCGCAAAGTTGGCTCCATTTCCTTTGGGTTCTGGTTGTTACACCAAATCCCGACGGAGAAATTCGTCTGAGAGGAGGAACGGTCATGAAAATGACGCGTCCGATACCTTCACAGGTCCAATTGATGTGGGAGCTGACACTCGGTGAGGAGACTGCTAGAAAAAGTATGAAGCTGATAAAAAGGTGGATTACGGATTCAGGGTTGGAATGGTGCGTTAAGCGCCTGAAGAACTTACGCGTTGGAGCAATCCATTTGCGTTCAGCCTACTTTGCTGAAAGTCCTGAACAGGACCCAAGTTTTAGGAAAGCTGTGAATCTATGGCAGAATGAGTCAATTGCGTATAATAGAAGTACGGGGTTTCCGAAAGGTCCCTTAGGCTTTGTTGTAGAATTATACGCCCGCGCACGCCGTCCATCGTCCGTGAGGAGGATGGATGCGCTACTCAGGACCTATACAGCATTTTACTGCAAGTCCCTTACGAAGGCGCAGAGAAGGAAAGCCCTAAAAGCGATTACTGATCCGTTGCCTGAGTATGCCGATCCTGGCGTACTACAGCGCTGGGAAATCCGCTTGGAGCATGAAGCTTCCAGATTGGCACGGGTTAATAAATCCTGTAAAAGGGATTTACCGGTACCAAACCTTCAGCGTTTGCATGCAAGCTCTGCTTGTCATGTTCCACCATCACTCAAGAAGGGTGAGTTCAATAGGAAAGAATTCGAAAGAGTTACTGACCGAAGTGGGCGAACCCGCCTTGTCAGAAGGTCGCTGTCGGATACTATCTACTTCAAGCTGTGCCACTCGCTTATCACGAGTATATGGCTTCCAAACTGCCTCAAGGAGTTAAATCCTAATGAGGAGCTGAGGGAAGTGCTTGCACTAACCGAAGCCGATGAAGAAATCGCTGGACACATCGCTTTCATACAAGAAGGCGGAGCAAAGGCGAGAGTTGTCGCTGTTCCTAATGCATGGATACAATGGCTAATGGAACCATTGCATCAGTGGCTGGACCTGATAACCCAGTCGCTCGCAGAAAGTACTGTTCACGACCAGAATAACGGTGCTTATTTCATGCAAGAACATCTCAACCACCAGAATGAACTGTGGTGTTTTGACTTGTCAAGCGCTACAGACCGATTTCCTCGCTCTCTTCAAATGAGAGTCTTAGAAGGATTAGGTTTGCATAGTTATGCTCAGGCTGTAGATGAGATTAGTAGTGCGAAGTGGGATTTTGATGGAGACATCATATCTTACAGAGTAGGGCAGCCTATGGGGGTATACGGGTCGTTCCCGTTATTCCATTTGACCCATTACCTGATTCTCAAGCGCATCTGTAAAGATGTTGCAAGGAGTAGAGGTATGGATATTGGATGGACCGCGTTCCGAGTTCAGGGTGATGACGTCATCATTGCTGATGAGGAGGTAGCTGGTCGCTACCAGCGGACACTCAACTCTTTTGGAGTCGAAATATCTCCGGTCAAGACCATTGAGTCCGCGGCCGTGGGAGAGTTTGCAGGGTTCATCACAACGAGATCGAATCGTGCCAACTACAGTTTTAGCTATAGGCCATACAAGTACACAAAGGTGACTAAAGCCGAAAGGCGGAGGCCGCATTTGCTAAACTTGTGCACAGCATTGGGGAGAAAGTATCGTTTGCTCACCGGCGCATACTACCGAAAGGTAGATTACGACGTGTTTGCAAAAACTCTACCCGACAGAAATCCCGACCTCTCGCCACTCCTTCCGGAGGACGAGGATGAAAACGGTAGCTTCCCTACGAGGTTAAGTCAACAACTGCTCGGTTCCCATTTCAATGTGGTAACACAAAGATTGGGGATTGAATTAGCTGTGGACCCCACGTACTGGAAGTCCTGCAGGTTGGTATTCATAGGCCAGCCAGCGCTTACTGATGCCGAATTGGAATCACCTTATTCAAGTTACTCCGCCTCAGTCCGTAAGGGGCTGGTCCATGATGTTTTCAACATCGGCGCCGAAACACTTAAGGTTAGTGAAGACGATCGGGAGAAGTCCCGACCATTCCTAACTCATTCCCAGCTGGATTCTCTCTATAAAGAAAAGTTAAGAGAATCTGACCACCCAAACCGGGGTGAATCAGGTTTGACGAACATCTTTGGATCGTTGAGTGAAAATAGTGGTTCAGATTGACGCCATGTTGCCAGTTAGAATCAATCCTCTAGTGTGATCCGATACGAGTGGATCCCCACAGATTTGTGAC